TGACTCGGCATCTCCGCAGTAGACAGAGTGTGATTAAGCACGTTCACCGACGTGCTAACACTAACCCCGCCAGCAGGCGTTATATTTTTAGCGCCACCCGTCCCTGAACTTTGCGCAAACGTGCCCATTTTTGGGAACGAATCTATCAGGTCCGGCGTACCATCCGTTCCGTCTGCAATGCGCCAGCCTTGGCCGTATTTCTTATTGAGCGAGGTAGAGTTTCCGGCGAACAGTATTACCTCACCTACCTCGTGGCTAAGCGATGCAGTCAGTGCGTCAACTTCTGTTTGGCCAGCCTTCAGATCCAGCGCCGTCTGCCCCGCCGTGCTTACCGGCTTGTTCGCGTCCGATGTGTTATCAACGTTGACGTATGAGTTAAAGATTTTCAGCTTACTGATCCACGCTGTGTTCCCGGGGTTCCGCTGCTTGAGAATGTTTGCGTTCGTATCCATCCACCACATATAGGCGAAAATGGTTGTCGGCTCAGTAGCACCGCTGTTATTCGAGACGATTGCCTCTAGCGTATCATTCAAATCTGATCGAAATGAAACGCCCGGCTGGTTTGCAATATCGTAGTCTACTTGCATATCAGTATGCTCTCACTATGTAGTCGAATGTCCTGCTGATTGCAGTCCCAGCCGAGTCTTTAAATATTATATCAAACCCTAGAAGCGTTTTGTTTGATACTGAGAAAAAGTCACCCGTTGCCATGTCTTGACCTGTGATACCTATGGCAGGATTACCTATAAATGGCGTTGCATAAACGATACTCTTTACCCCTGCCCCGCTTGTAATATCATCGCCTGATTCGATCCTGTCGGCCATGTCAATCGTGACTGACAAGCCAAGAATTGCGATATTGTGATTAATGCTTTCAGTCGATAGCTCAGCCTTAAACTCAAACGCTCGGGCGGTGTAGTCACCGGTGGTGAATGGCGCCCAACTGCCAAAGGTAGCCCCGTCATCCGACTGTCGAATGAAAAGCGTTGCATCCACGTCATCGATCAGTGTGCCGTCTACGCTTAGCCAGCCGTCGACTAAGCCGCGTTCGTCAATCGTGTCTAACGGCTCAAAACCGAACGCATCTATCACAGCGGTTACTCTCGATGTCTGTACAGATGCTAGGTCGAGACTTCCATCAAACGCATATTCGCCGAACGAAGTAATACCGCCGAGAAATGCAATTCGTGGCCATGTACTCATAAGATCGGTTTGTTCGCCGATTGTTTCAGCGCTATCAAGCTGCAATCTATTATCAGAAACCGCAGTGCCATTCTTGACGCCTTGGAACGATGGATCTTCGACGAGATTAGCCACAGCATTAAGGCTGATAATAGTCGGCGCATTGGTGCTGATTATTGTAGCGTCGGTGCTTCTGTTGCCGCTAGAATCTAGCCATTTCGCAAGGTACGAACCGGGCATTAGTGGCAATGATGCTGTCGTGCTGGTGCCTGATATTGTGCCGCCGATGTCAATAGCACTCGACCAGTCGGGATCTAGCTGGTTAGGCGTAAAGCGGATTAGGATCTTGCCGCCGACGATGACATCCAGGTCTGTCGATTTATTCCATGTTAAAAACGCGCTTCCTGCTATAGCTTGTAGCTGGAAATTATCAACGGGAACGGGCGGCGCTGTTAAACCGTTTATCGTTTTAGTAATTGATGAAGTCGGGCCACGCAAGCCGATACCGCTGATCGCAGTTATTCGGATCTCATTAATGCCAGCAACGACCGGCTCGACATCAATCGCAGGCGTGGAGGTATTCAGCTTTATCCAGTTGCCATTGACGGGCCGGTGTTCTAGCTCATAGCGCGCACCTGCCTGGCCTTTCCAGCTCACCGACATTCTAACGCCGACAAGTGTGCCGGTAATCAAGTAGAGTGATTCGGTCACAACGATGTCAGACGATGCATCTGGAATGATTCTAATATTGGATATTTGTATCGGATCTAGTTTGATGTCACTTTCGATTGCAGCGTATTTGTCAGCGCGATATTCAAGTCCGGTGATCGATGCGTTTACACCGTCTTCACTGATTGAAATAACACGCCATTTTTCAGGGTTCGCGCTGGTTGAACCTAGTACCCAGATTGATTGTAATTCAGGCGTGCCACTAAATGCAGGTGAAACTGTGAGTATTTTCGATCCATCAGCGCCGATGGTCGATATCAACGGCCATCCACTGACGAGATCGACTCTATCGCCAATGCTCTCAGCATCACTACTAATTACGGTTGATTGTTCAACTGTACCATCTGGCATGACCGCCCACAATGTATAGACTAATAACCCATCAATAGTGACGGCGCTATCCAGCGTAAATGTCGATGTAGTAGCAGCCTGTAATCGACCGCCTAACCTATCGCCAGACCGTACAGGATCAGAAGTCTGGAATACTTCACCAGGTGAAATAGACAGCCCATCCAAGCCAGTGCTAAACGTAACAGTGTCAGTCTCCATTCGTTCAGTAAACAATATCGCTTTTCCGAACCTATGTGCTTGCCCGCGTGAAGTACAGCCGAACGCTACAACATCTTTTTTGATAAAGCCGAATCGTTCAATGCCTACCGCGTCTTCAATGTATTCTACTGCTTTGCGGTACAGGTCAGACGGGTCGTTCCAGGTAATACCGATAACCGTTGAGCGCGTTCTAGCACTGGAGCCTGAGTAGCTAAACGAGCCGCCTATGACGTTTGCGGGCGTAAATAGCGCGATGGGATCTTTTGGCGAGTCCTGAGTTAATGAGACAGCACCGGCGGCCCAATACGACATGGCGGCAAATGCAGAGGCCAATGCTTGCAATACTTTAATAGCTTCTTCGCGCGTCTGGATGTAAGCGTTCACTGTAAACCGAGGCTCTGTGCCGCCTTGGCCGTCATCGACCAGCTCATCACAATACTGACTTATTTCAAACAATCCCCACTTATCAATCAGGGCGGCAGATACATAATCGCCGAGGCCATATCTGGAGTTAAGCACCAGATCATAAAACACCCAAGCCGGATTGTTTGAGTAGGCCGTGATAAAAGTGCCATCCCAGACGCCAGTATAAATTCGAGTCAGCGCGTCATAGTTTGATGGTACTTGTAAAATTATCCCCTCGATTTCATAACCGCGAGTTGGTATTTTATTAAATAGCTCACTATCAACTGACATTGCCATTAATGCGCTGTTCGGGTACCTGAATTTCTCGTCTTGTATTTCAGTAAAGCTGTCCCAGAATGTTTGGTTTTGCAGCGACTGGCTTGTGCTGTCTGCTGTTATCCGTCGAACGCGGATATCCCATGGCCCTGGACTTGCCAACGGTATAATATAAGCCCTTTGATATCGGCTCGAAGTCTTGCCGGTTATGCTGTCAAAGTTAGACCATGACGTGCCTGATCCTGACGGGATTAACGTGCCTGTTCCGCTTGTTTTGACGACTCTAAATTCGTATGCGTCATCCACTGGGGCGTTGAACGATGTTGTTTTTGATCCAACTCCACCAGACCCGCTTAATGATCCATTTGACAATACCAGCCACGTCGCATCCCCAACAGCGCGGTAATCGATACGCCATTGGATCGACTGGAATGCGGACCCTACACCCGTCCACGCTATAGATATCTGTGCGCCGATTATTTCAGTCGTCAAACTCGATAGAACATCATTGTCATCCAGTCCGAGCGGTATTGTTATTTCCTGGGGCTTCTGAGTTACAAACCCGCCGCTGTTATTCTGGACATCAATGGCTACATCAACTGTCGTGCCGCTTATATCGCCGTTAGTCGTGTTTTGTGATGTCAAACGCGGAACGGATAGCGTGACTCGAACAGAATCGACATCACTATCAGTTATTGATCTAACAATACTGGTCGATGCAGTGACCTCAACACCCACTGCAACTTCAGACTCGACACCTGGGAAACCGCTGATATGAGTCTGACCCTGAGTGCCGTTCCTCGAATCAAACGCAACACCATCGATATTAAACGAGTCATCCGCATTTTGCAGCGGTACGTTGTCAAGGTATATTGACCTAAGCCCGTCTACTAGCCCGTTAATTTCGCCCTCTGAAACTAAATCAACAACGCGCGCGAGTTGTTTTGACCGTAAGCTATCAGGCGCTTCAACTGCAACGCGCGAACTTCCGCCGCCGCCTTTGCCTCCGCCACTGCCTTTGATTAATTTCATATTTGCGCAACTTTGAGTCCGGCGCTAATCACCTGGCTGCCTACTATCATTCGACCATAACAAAGTGGCACTGGGTTCCCCTGTCTCGTTGTATTGACTGCGCCATTGAAAATAAAAGACGGCTTATTTTCTGGCCGCTCTTGCGAGTCTCCGGCGCCAGATTGAGGCGAGAATAACAACTGTGATACGCCACCGATGACTAGTGAAACGCCGATTGCAGAGAATGTTCCCGCAGTAATACCGGCGAATCCAGCGGTACCGGCGGTAGCTCCAGCAACACCGGCGGCTGAACCGGTAGCCCCAAACCCAGCCGCTAAACCGCCTGAAAAATAGATCAAAGCAGCACCGGCTATGATTTTTAAAGGGCCACTACTCGCACCAGCTATAACAGGCACGATGCGGATCGTTTCTCTATCTGATACCGGGTTGACCGTCTCGCTAATATCTAAGTCGGTTTTCCCGCCGATCAGGATTTTATAAGAGCCGCCATCAATCAGCGCCTGTTTAAAGCCCTTTAGCGTCACGCTAAGAGCTTTGACAGCTTCGGCGGGTGTCGATACATCGTACTGATGGACACGGCCAAACTGCTGTCCTAGAAAACCGTATAACAGCAAAGTCTTCATGCTCCATATCTCACTATATGAGTAGTCGCTTTCATGTGAGACCCGCCATAAATATCAATCGATGATAGCCGGTTCGTCTGGTGATGGCCAATTCTGTTATTACCGAGGTACACAGCGCCATGATTCGGAACTTTGCTGCCGACTTGCATTAAGATCACATCTCCAGCCTGCAATTCACTGACAGTATGAAACCCTGCAGACTTAAAGTTATCGAGGTACAGGTTTTCGCCATTCAACCACCAGTTGTCTTGGCGGTCATAATCAGGTATCTCAATGTCCAATTCTTGCTTGTAATAGTCGCGGATAAAGGAATAGCAATCTACAGATCGGTGCTGAAACGTCCGGCCATACAACGGCATTATATAACCACTCGGCTTGAACTCGTGAATGTTGCCAGTTGGGTATGAAATTATTAGCCACTTCAAACCCGACTGCTCGCAACCAACAAGATCAGCAGGGCTGGGCAATGGAGACAAATTAGGGTGGCTATGAACCACGGTATCTATCACGCCCGCGTCTTCTGCGTCGGCATAATCCTCGGGATGGATTGCAAACTGTAAGCCGGTCGCTATGTTCCTGCACGGCTTATACCGACGGCGGCCTTTGACAATGACAATCAGGCCGCAGCATTCGCGCGGATAGCATTCTTTAGCATGCTCTAAAATGTCGTTTTGAATAGTCATTTATGTAGAACTGCCAGAAAATCCGCCGAATGGTAAGGGCGAGTTTGCCCCGAATCTCAGTTTACACGATGCGACTCGATGCCCACAAACGTCCTTGCTTATATCGCTCGTGGGATTGTCTGTTATATCAGCCACCGCCCCGCCGGTATATCCACACTCGCCGCTCCGGTATTGCCATGCACAGACGTTCTGAGTCACTTGCCGCTTTGGTATTTTGACGTTAGTCAGATCCATTGCCGAAGCTAGTTCAAACGAAATAAAGATGCCATCTTCTGACGCTTTGCGATCGACGAACCATATCTCGTCAGGCAGCGCGACGTTCGGGTCGGCTTGCGCGTTTCCTCCGCTGAAATTAGCCGCGTCCAGGTATTTAACAAACGTTCTGCGGCGTGTGAACTTAGCACCCACCATGTCTTCAAAGTCGCGTACTAACACCCCGACCAGCCCGCCGATATTTGACATTTTAATCGTTGGCCTTGGCTGCGTTCCCTTGCCCCTGCGAGCAAAACCGCTCGCTTCAATCGGGAATCGGGTATAGGTATTGCCTTGCCAAACAATGTCATTATTCAGCTCGTTAACTTCTGGCACCCATCTAAATAGGGAGCTGCCGATATTGGTTGCGTCCAGTTCGTACAAATCAATGATGCTGCCAGGTGCTAGTTTTTGAAGGTCGGCGGTAATCATAAGCTATTCACCATGCATCTCCTCGAAAGTTGCACTCAAAGTCCAGTTATCAAACTCATTAATAGATGGACTCCAGTTTCGGCACAGCCATCTGCCGGAAGCGCCGGATGGAGGCGTCCAGTTAAATGATGTAATGCCGCCCTCGGTCGTGAGAAACAAATCAATAGCGTCTATATCAGACTTCGTACCCTCGAAATTCAATGACCACTCGCGGGCGATTGTATTAATGCCGTCACCGACTCTTTGCTGATAGCCGTCACCGAATTGAGCCATCTTGACTCTCGGTTCCTTTGATAATGCTGCGCCGTACTTTGGCGAAAACGTGAACGTGGTCATGACAATACTCCTTTTACCCAGACAATAAGCCACCCGGTCGGCTTTCATCAATCAGCACCGATCTTACTGCAACTCCGATCATGTCGCCAATCTGCTTGCCGTCTTGATCGCCGGTTGCATTTGATCCTGATGCATCGACGTTAACTACAATGTTAACCGAGCTGCTGCTGCTTTGCTGGCCCTTAGTGTGATCTATAATTGTTTCGTTTGGATGCAGTATTGCAGGGAACCCGCCTATACCATCGACGCCGCCGCTTCTTGAGCCGCTGCCAGTGAAGCCGCCGCCGTCAGCGCTAGGTAGAGGCCCAACGGTGTTATCGAAGAATGGCGAATTGCCGGTGCCGATTGATGAACCGGACCCAGATGAAAATATGCCCTGGGCAATCGACCCTAGCCCCTCACCAAATGCGCCAAACACTGGCGCAAATGCTTTCTCAAGTGCGATTTTCTGCAATTGTTTTAATATGCCGTTGGCGAATTTCTCAAAGTTCAGGCCGCCTTCAACTAATTGATCAGCAAACGAACGACCCCAGTCCTGCGCGGCTTCCTTCATGCCGAGTAATGACTCTTCGTTTTTATCCTGCTTTTTGGTTAAGTCGGCAAGTTCGTCTCCCGCTTGTTCAACGCCAGCGCGATATTGCGCAAGGCTAATCAACGCCTTGCCGGTAGTCTCATCAATTGTAGAACGCCATTCGTTAAGCCTTACAATCTGCTCATCGAATAGCTGGGTCGGAGTTTTGATTGATTCGGCAAATCGCTCCGCACCGCTTACTAGGTTTGCCTGATTCGCCGCCTGTTCTCTAAGCCCTTCATTGGTTTTGAGGATGCTCCCAGCGAGAACAATTTGTGACACCGACGCGCCCTGTGATGCAAGATCATGTCGAAGAAGCTGCGCGTCGGTGAGCGTTAACTGTAGGGTTTCGTCCTGTAGCGCTGAGATGATCTTTGTTACGGCGGCGGAGGCAGTGTCTGTAGATTTGGTACCCGCGTCGGTTGAAGTCGTCAAGTCATCAACCTTTTCGCCTGACTTATCTACCTCTTTCCAGAACTCAGTTTGCCGCTCCGTGATCGCCTCTATTGAGCTTTTAGCGTTGTCGATTGAAAGTTTTTCTTTTTCAATTTCTTGACGGAGTTCTTTAACTACCCCCTCTCCCTCAGCCTGGTTGGCAGACCAGAATTTGATACTTTGGGCGCTTAATGATATCGCCGATTCCGACTCAACGATTGCGGTCTTCTGTTCCTCAATGCTTTTCTGAAACTGAACATTAATGAGATTTTTTTGTGCCGCAGTAGCTTTGCCAAGCTCAGTGACAAGCGCTTTAGTGTCCTTTGTAAGCTCTTCCGTTCCTTTGCCAGCTCCAAACAGCGCTTCCCTGAAAACAAAAGCGGCACTCGCTGCTATCGTGAGGATGCCAATAGGCCCGCCGAGTAGCGCCAATGCGCCCGTAAGACCCCTTGCGGCCACCGTTCCAAACGTTATGGCGCGGGTTGCTGTTGCGGTGGCTGCTGCGTGTGCTCCTGCGGCAACGGCCGCTCTTTGGCGTGCGGCTGACAGAGCGGTAATCGCGAACGTATGGGCATTGGTCCTCGCCGTGGCCACAACGTCTAGCCGAGATGTATTCACTAACGCCAAGGCCACCGCCTTTTCTGAGCTTGTTCTGCGCAACAATGCAGCAGAAGCTGCCGCCTGTGCGTTTGTGTTTTGTATCGCCGCCGCAGTATTTGCCACCCACCCCGCTGCCGACTTTGTAAGAGCACCGGTAAGGCTTCCCCCAATAACAATGGCGACGACTGCCGCCGCGTCCGCCACCGTTTCAATATTATCAGCAACGGCAAGCGACGCATCACGAAACGAGTCCAAGCCGTCCAAAGCGGCAGGGGCGATAATCGAGCCCACGGCTGAGGCGGCTTCGTCGGCTGCGTTTTTAACCAATTGCAGTTGAGCACTGAACGACTCAGAAGCGATGGCCGCTTCTTTGTTGAGCGCTATATTTGAGTCCCACTCGCTGTTAGCTTGGGACAGCGCGTCGGCAAGTACATCGGTACGAGTTGCTAGTGTCCCGAGAACTTGAGTTGCCCGTACACCTTTTAACCCCATCGCTTCCAAGGATGCTGAAACATCTCCGCCAGATTGCTGTATCTGGCCAAGGCCGTTTACAAAGTCTTGGAAAACTTTAGCTGAATTTCCGTTGAAGAAGTCTTCGCGCAAGGCGTCACCGGCACGCCCGGTAATTTTTTCCAATCGCGCTAGCTCTCCGCCGCCGTTGCGGATTGCATCATTTATTGCCTGGAAGGAAAGTCCGATCTGTGTGCCGCCGGACTCTGCTTGTACGCCTACTGCTTTCAATGCCGTGGATATCCCCAGCACTTGAGCCGCACTGACATCAAACTGAGAGGTGGACTGTGATACGCGAGTCGCTACGCCTGCAATTTCTGATTCTGTTGCCGCGAAATTATTACCCAGCTGTACTATGGTTGAGCCAAGCCGGTCAACTTCACTGATTGCGGTGCCGGTAACAGTAAGTATCCGCGCAAAAGAAGTCGCTGCCTGCTCTCCAGACAAATCTGTAGCTAGGCCAAGTTTTCCGACCGTATCCGTGAAGCGGAGGATATTGGCCGCTCCATCCACGCCAACCTGTCCCGCGCTTTGTGC